GGACTCCTAACGAAAATGAGGTGGTATTGATAAATTGGATTGAAGCCAAACTTAAGGAGAAGAACAATGGATAAAGACGGATACCACGGTTACGACAAGCCATCAATGAAAGTTGAAGGGCCACGTCATGTGGTTTGCCAATGCGATAAATGCAAGACAGAAAACCAAGAGCCTGTGGGTAGGTTTGCAAAATTTACCGATGGTATCTGGCGAGAAGTAACAGATTATTCTGCTGGCGTTCCGCTCTACACTCGCCCACAACCCCGCAAGCCGCTGACGGATGAGCAGATTGATGAAATCGCCGACACAGTGGCAAATATGCCTTTGGTCGGAATTGTGAATGACTTTAGAACTCGTTTTGCCAGAGCAATCGAAGCCGCCCACGGCATAAAGGAGTAAGCGATGCCATGTAACTTATGTGGAAAATGGAATTGTGTTTGTCAATATTCACAACCCAAGCAACAGCAAGAGTTTACGTCCTGTTTTTTCAGCCGCGAGGCCATGAAAGAGCATAGCGACTTTCACCCACAACCCAAGGCAGAGCAGGGTGAGCCTGTATTCCACCTAAAACAATATGGTGACGTTACCAAAGAACAGTTAGATTGTTACATTGCAACTGGTCGTATTGACACTCGCCCACAACCCCGCACATGGGTAGACCTGACTGGCGAAGAATTAGAAACACTTTTGCGTGAAAACCGTTCGCTAACTTTAGGCTCAATATGGGCAGTTGCAGACAAACTCAAAGAGAAAAACAATGGATGACGATATTTACAACATCCTCATGCTTTGCACAATCTTGTTTTTTGGAGCAGGATTCTTTACCGTTGTTGCAATTGCTGTTTGGCTGGTAATTGAATCCCTTTGTGATTAAACCATCTGATCTGCCGTGTTTTGCACTGATGCAACACGATTTAACCACCCATGAAGAAATTTTTCGTCATGGGGATTTTTTTGCACCAGTTCACGATAAAACTGATCTTTTACTTGGCTGAAAGCGGCAATCAATTCTTGCGTGTTGACGTTTCTTGCAGCCTCAATCGTCCATTCGCCAATTGAACCATCGGCAGTAACTCCAAGGGCTTGTTGCAAAAATTTAGCGGCACGTTTCACGCCAGCATTTACGCCAAAATCAAACATAACGTAATCAACGCCAGCGGGTAATTCATCGCATTTGTTCACATCCCAATAGCGTGATTTGTAAAACGGCTCAACTTCTTCCAGCGTCAACGCTTTCATTTCACCATCATGTACAGGTCTGCCAATGTATGCTGCCCAGGCTGCTTTGGTCACACCGTGATTGGTTTCACCGCCAGCATCGTCTTTGTCCCAAACATAGCCGCCTTCACTTTGCATCACATGGTTAAAACAGGTTTGCCAATTTTCAATCATTTTGACCCTTTCAGTTGGTTGTAAAAATCAATCAATTCGTTCAATTGTCTGATTGCTTTGTCCCCGTCTGCTGCGATGGTGACAATAGATTGAGCAGCCGTTGGGTCAATGTCGCATCTTGTTTCGCCCCCAACTCTGGTGGCAAAGGCGGGATTGCTGGTGGCTTGTACGGCACTGATACTGAGCCGCAACTCGCCAGAAGCAACGTCAGACTTGAGCTTAGTAATTTGTTGGTCAGCTTTTGCATTTGCTTGCCTTAATTTAGTTGCGTGATCGTTTGCGTCTTGCACCCGTTGTTGTTCAATTTGTCTGGCTTGCTCATTAAGTTTAGCGATTTCCGCTTGATCTTCCAATGACTTGTAATGGATGCCTTCAAAGAAAGCAGCCACACAAAGCGCCAATACGCCAATAAGCAGGTATGGATTAATCATCGTCAGCAATCCTAGTTGATTTTGGCGCAGTTGGCGTGACTGCCGCAACAGGTGCAACAGGCGTGATTGGTTTAGGTATTGTGTTAATTGTGGTTATCGGCGTGTTCAAAGTTGAAACAGGAAACGCTGGTGGGCATGGCGTTGTTGGTAACAATGGTTTAGAACTGTTAAGGTAATTGGCAATGATTTGAATTGCTTGCCCCAAAATCAATGATAAAACCGCAATGATTGCTTTATCAGTGGGCGATTCGGAAAACAACGGTTGCGCTTCTTTGACCACTGAATATCCAAAAATAATTACAATAAACAACAAACCGACAGCTAAACATCGAATGACAAATGATCTATCGCTGGTAATTTGTTGCTCTGGCGTTATATCTTTGGAGACCATCTTTTTCAAAATATTCAGGGCAAGATTGATTTGCGTGACAGGTTGGCGGTTTGCACTCATCGTTACTCCAGTTGTCAGGGTTTTGGCATGGGTATCTGTAATCATCCTCTGAATGATAAATAAACACCAAGCAAGCAATCAAGAAAATCCACCATTTCATTTCCTTGCTTCCTCAATTTCTTTCTGAGCCTGTTGCAGTTTTCGCAAAGTATGCTCCATTGCCATTTCAGCCACGTATGCCCGATACCAAACGTATCCAGCCGCAGGCACTAACAAAGCAAACAACAACACCAACAAGATTAGTATTGCATGAAATCCTGAGTCGTCAGACGCAGAGTAATCATCAAGCCCCACACCCACGCCGCCAGAAGCCCGAGCGTTACCGCCAAGGCGACCCGCATTTGTCGGCGCTTGCTGATTTCCTCGCGTAGCCATCTTGCCTCATTCCTTTTTCTGATTTGCTCACGCCTTGCGAATTCCTGTTCTTCAACAATCCGACTGTGCATCTTGAGAAACCTCGTGTATATGTCCTTTAACTCAGGCGGCGCATACACCATAGCCTCTCGTATCTCTATGCTCAAGTTCTCCAGTTGAAGTTCTACGAGCGCCCTATCCATTGCGTTCTTGGCAAGGTTTGCGTTTGGGTCGTAGACCGTGTTTGATGTTTCCTCAAGGTCTTTGTAATAATTTGTGAGCTTCTGATGCAAATCAAAGAAGTCTCCCATTTTTTGACCAACATCCACGATAAGTTGTGCCTGGAGTTCTTCAGGGTCTTGGTGACGTTTAACTTTTTTAATAGGCTCTGCAACGGCGACAACAGCTTTCTTAGCGCCAAATAAACTCTTAAGCCAAACCCAAATCCCTGAAACTTCTTTTGCAATGGCTTTAACGTCACCAATGGCGCGTTCAGTCCCCTTCTTGAACTCCTCAATCGCCATGCGTCCTTCATGGAGTTGATCGCAACCCGCTTTGATCTGTTTGACCAAAGTGACTGCGCCAAGAAGGAGGGTGATCGGGTCAATGGGCTACTCACTTTTTGACAAGTTGCGACCAGAACACAGTTGCCGCACCAAACGCGCCAGCTATCCAAAGAATAGGCTTGGCAGCAGAAGCAATCCAGCTTAAGACCTTAAAAGCGCCTTGCAACGATTGGAAAGCATCGACCAAACCTTTGGTGTTTGTATCAATTGAATCAATCTTTGTTTCCACCAAAACAAGGCGGTCATAGATTTCTTTGTGGGTAATGGTCTGTTCTTCCATCTCAACACCTTATGATTTCATAATGTATGCAAGAGCATAGTAAGGAGGCAGGTTTGCGTTTGTGCCGCTTACACCAGTTGAATTGTTGGTTGTAGTGGTTGCAACGGAAATGCCAGTTGTTGAAGTGGTTGTCAAGGCTCCATTAACTTGAGACCCTGAACCAGCACCAGCAAAACCGCCGCCACTACCAGAAGAAGGACCGGTGTAATTGTGATGATGCCCAGGGTCTGTAACTGTTGAAGTTGAAGTGGCTGTATGGGTATGAGATACCACAACAGCGTCTGTTGAACCACCAGTTCCACCAACAGAATACAAATTACCCGCGCCAACAATGAATGAATCTTTTAAGTTAGGCGTTCCATTAGTACCATCACACAATAACCAGCCCGATGGAATAGACCCAATTGCACCTGACCACAAAGAAATTAATCCGCTAGGAATTGTTGCGCCACTAGATGATTGAACTCCAACAATACCGTATAAGTTATCGTAAGTTTGAATGGTATTGCCAACAGCATCTTGCAACACAAACTTGTAGTTAAAACCGTAGGTCAACCAAATCTCAGTTTGTGGGCGACCATCTGAACCCAAGACGATAGGGTTGGTGTTGGCATATACACCACCGTTATCAGAGTAGGTCGCAAGCGGTGTGCTTGAACCTGCTTGATAGGTGTAGATTTGACCACCAGCTAAAGGCAAGCCTGTGCTAGTGAAGAATTGAAAACCGTTGCCAATAGGTGAAAGATTAACGCTCATTTTTGTTCCTTACCAATGTCTGAAAGTTTTGATGTATTTTGCATTTGTTCTTTTAATTTTTGCGCTTCTTTGGTCATATGACGAGCAGCCAACATTTGTTGACCTGTTGTTCCCGCCTTACCACCCAAATACCCACCAACAGCCGCACCTGTTGGCCCACCAATTGCGCCACCAATAGTTGCTCCAGTTGCTGCACCAGCTTTAGGCAAATTATGCTCAATAATTCCTTGAACACGCTGACCTTGCAAACCAGCGCCTTCATAACCATGAACACCTGGCATTAAATAACCACCTACGTTCAGTGTATGAAACGCTTTTTGTTCTTCAGGTGAAAAAGCTAATTTAATTTTGTCAGCGCGAGCGTTCAAAATCTTATTGACTGCGTTTTGATTCCATTCACCAGCTTTAGCAGCGCCAGCTTGATAAATTTCACGAGCAATGTTTCCGCGCATTTCATTAACAGCAGATTGTGCAGATACGCGCAATTCATCAGGAATTGGGATTGTCCATTTAGGCAAACCTGTAGTTTTATCAATAGGCCCTTCAAGTGCGCCCTTAGAAATTTTTTCAGCAGTTTCGTAAATGTGTTTCCATTGGTCAACAGGCATACTATTTAACTTTTGAGGTATTGCCTCAAATGCTGTGGCAGTTTGAACTCCATTAGGATCAATGTCACCAAATATTTGTTTAATGCCTTTAGAACCAAACAAAACTTTTTCCGCTTCATGCAAACTGTCTGCTTTTTTAAGCATTTCCAAACCGCCAGCTTGCCCAATATCACGCTCAATTGATTGATTAATAGTTCGGATAATTTTTGCGTTTGAAGGCGACCATTCGCTGTTCAATGCTTTCTGAACAGCAATCCATGCACCAATAGTATTTGGTGCATGAACATGACCCATTTCATCTTGAAAGCCAACAGTTTTAGCAAGATTAATAAGTTCTTCAGCAGATTTTGCAACGCCTTCGTTGCCTTTCAGACCAAGGCCAGCCTTAAATTGTTTGTTGCCAAATAATTCGTCAACATTAGACGATTGAATTGGATTGCCGCCAACTTTGGTTGCGACTTCATCATATAACTTTTGTTTTTCGCCTTTAATAAAACCAGAAATTCCTTCATCGCCAGTAAAAGTACTGTTGATGCGCTCACCACGTTCATAAGGCGTTACAAGTGTTGAACTTGCGCCTGTATTCTCAATACGCTTTTGGGCATAGTTGGACAAAGCAATTTGCTCATTAGCAATTTGGCTTTTTAACAATTCGCTTTTTGGCGTTGGATTTGCTGATTTTGCTTCTGTATGTTCATTACGTAATGTGTTTTCATTACCAGTAACAACACCAGGTCTTACTTGACTTGAATCAACACCACCTTCTTGCAAAATTTCTTTTGCAATAGTTGCGCGTGTTATTTGTTCTTGTGGCTTTACATCTTCCGTAGTTTTTGAAAGTTTTACCTGTGGAAATTGACCGCGAGCACTTTCTTCACCAGTAATTTGACCAGCGTAAGGATTGAACTCAACTTTGGCAGAGCCAACACTACCCGCTGTGGCAGGTTTTACATTTTCAATTGCATTAACAACAGGTTTTACATTCTGACGTTCAATGGTAAATTCAGGAATAGCGGCTTTAACAGCGGCACGATTCGGCAGCGCTCCAACCAATGATTGGGCTTCAGGGAAAACAGGCGGCAATTTAGATGCTTCAAACGCATTTTGCAATGATTGCACATACTCTTGACCTTTAGCCGTTCTTGGCTGATAGGTCATTTGCTGCATTAAGTTACGAGCTTGTTCTTCTGGATTTCCGCCACGAGCGCCATAAACCAAACCAGTAGCCGCAGCCAATGGAGCAGCAACAGAGCCAGTTAATGCGGTCAATCCAGCTTCGCCTACACCAGCAACGGTTTGATTAAATTTGTGACGAGCTTCAAATGCTTTTTTAATGGCATCAGCAACAATGCCGTGTTGTTGTTCTTCTTTTGGCTGTTCTGTGGCAGGTGTTTGTTCCCACAAATCAGCTAAGTTAGAAGTGGCTTCTGAGCCGATTTGTGTACCAGGCACATACGTAGAAAACGCATTGCGCTTAGGAGCAACATCCTGCGTTGTCTTTTTTTCAGTAGTGGGCGCGTCCCACAATTCGGCTAGAGTTCCCATTATTGAATAATCCCTAATGCTCTTGCTTGCTTGATTTTGTTGC